GTACAGATCGCCGTACTGAAATAACAGATCGATGATTCGGCTGTACGCCGCCATGACTTTTGTTCTGGTCAGACCAACGAAGACTTTGGAGCGAGCGCCACTTTCGTTAAGGCGAGCTAAAACTTCGGGTTCATACTGACCTTGATACTGACGAAGGTCTTTAAGCCACTCGTTCTCAGTTTCTTTGCGAGCGTCTTTATATTCTTGAAACACGTCAGAAAGCCTAGCGCCCATACTGACCAGCTCTTGGTCTTGGTTGCCATCGTATTCAGCGTCGTCTTCAGGAACGTCTAACTCGTACTCAGCCATCAATAACCCGCCACAGAGTCAACCGACTCATATCGTCGTTGTATGATTCTTGCCCTTGGTCTGGGCATTGAAGCGAGTCCGTGCAGGGCTATAGCATAAGCCATAACCCGATCATCATAACACCCCTGCTGAGAATTAAAACTCCCTTTCTCATCAATGACATACGTCCGTAATTCGTTCACCAGCTCGATGTCCGCGATGCCCGATTCTTCCTGTCTGAGGAGTGCTGCCATGTTGTCCACGATCAGCGGTTTAGTCTTGCTGGTGGTGAGAAAACCGCCGCGCTTTGTGAGCTTATCCCCATAAGCACCATCCACAGATGACTCGATAAACATGTTGGGGTAGTTGATCTCTTGCAGTCGCCGAAGCGTAGTCAGACCGTGGTTGTTACGCTCAACGATCACATACGCATTGTTGTACCGCTGCCCTAGTTGAGAGATCAGATTCCCCCACTCCCACGGGTCCACATGACCGTGCCAACAGGCAACCTGCCTGCCATAGGAATCCAAGACCTGAGCCACGCTGTAGTCGCCGTATGACAGCCCCTCAGCCACGTCCACGCCGATCACATAGGCATCCTCTGAAACAGGCGGGAACCACTCTTTGTACGGACCACTGGAATGAGCTTGCAGCGCACCATTGCGATAGTCACCACGGAAGTCCGGGGTGTAGCACTCGTCTTCCGCTGCACGAAGGCACTTGTCCTCAACGAAGCAGCGACCAGAGGTCAGGAAAGACTCTAACGGCGTGGATGGATACTCCTGCCGGAACAGATCGGTACTACCCAGCTCGTCTAATTTTGCGCGGCGGAAACACAACTGCTCATCACTGAGACCATACTGCTGCGCTAGCTTGTACTCTTCCGGTGTCGCCTCGAAGTAAGGACTCGGCTTACGAACATACTCCGGCATCCAGAACCAGGGGATAAAGCAGACCTGCCACTCCGTCTCCCCGCGAAGACTCTTCATGGTCTGATCATAGAACCAACCACCAGCTCCATTCGCCGTGGTCTCGAGGATCACCTCGCTATCCTTGCCGCCCACCGTCTGAAGTAGACCGGCGACGATGTCATTGCCCTGCGGGTAGAAAGCCACCTCAGAGCCATGCACAAAGCGGTTTGTTTGCCCTCGTCCGGTCTGCGTGGATCGGGCTGTACCTACACGGTATCGGCTGTTGATCTCGTCAAACACGAGCGTTGTCGCGGTCTGAGTGGATAAAGGAGGCTTGAACGCAGGGTGCGGGATATTGTCGTAGAAATAACGAACCATGTTGAAGATCGAGTTCGTTGATTCAGCTAGGTGAGACAGTACGAAAGCGTTGGCATTACGGTTCTGGGTGATCTTCCAGAAGTACCTACCCTCTACATAGGTCGAGATGCCGACCTGTCGTGCCTTGAGGACCAGAGCACGGATGTTGCCCTGCCTCTGCATCTGCTCTTCAAGACGATTGTGTAGCCACATCTGCCCTTGGTTCAGGACAAAAGGCTTAGCCACCCCTTCCTTAGTGACGATCTTGAGTACGTTCTTGGCGTACAAAGGGAAGTTGCCTTTAAGCTTCTTGGCGGCTTCTTCGATCTTCGTCATAGTTAGCTACTGCTTTGCACCACCAAACAAACATTGGCAGCGACATATTGTTCTTCATTACGTTGGCTCGGTTACACACCAGAACCACGTTGTCCTTCTCGTATCCGATGTCAGAATCTAAGCGGTCAATGCTCAGATCGTAGTCAACATGATCGCCAGTACGGGTGAACGGTAGACCTGTCACCGCGCACTTATGCTCCTGCGCGATCAACAGATCCAGAATGAACTCCTTATCAATATCGAAGGACGTGCCATTCTTCTTTGCACGGGTCTTTGCGATCCGTATCCGACTGCCGATATAAGACTCGTAGTTGTCCCTCCACTTGGTCTTATCGCGGATGTGCTTGCACTGGTTACAAATGAGCCGGTGTTGACGGGCTATTCCAACGCCGCATAAGCGGCATTTTTTACCTTCAGCGTCCATTCACCGCCCTCTGTTACTTCCTCGAAGAGACTCACGGCTTTGCGGCTGTTAGCCACAGCGATGGTGTCACCCATCAGATCTGTGCCAAGGGCAATGCAACCTTGGAGTTGGTAAGCAAAGTTGGCGCTATGGATAAGAATATGAGTGCGATCTGGAACATCTTCGAGCTGCCACGTCGGTCCAAACTTAGGGGACTCTCTCCACTTGAGCTTGTACTCACCCTCGGGGATGCAGGAGATATTTGGCTTGTTGTCGAGCCAAGGTCTTTCTACAGACCAGAACTCAATGTCGGCAAGCTTGATGATCCCAAGCGTTGCGTCAGGGTGATAAGCCCAGCGTTGCAATACGATCTCACCCACGCTTCGCCTCCTTCTTACCGAAGATACGGTCATAATTGTCGCCAAACTTCTTATGATCTGTCGGACGACGGAGATCACCTTTGCCGTACATAGTCTCTCGGTGATCGCAGCTCTTCTTCTTCACTTCTTCGTCTTCTTCTTCGTGGCAGGTTTCTTCTTCATCATTGGCTTCTTGGGCTTCTTACCGTAGTTCATCGCTTTCTCCTTCGCGGCTTTACTTAGATCTTTCATGTGGAAAACAGGCTTGCTCGAGGACGTGTGCTTTGATCCTGAGTGCAACGACCCATCGGGCATCTTGTGGGTTCCTCCCGTATGGGGAGTACCGTCCTTAAAAAAATGAGGCATTCCTTTAGCCATGCTAACCCTCTGTTTTTATTACCATTTTGTCTTATGAGACCAGTACCGAGCTGACAGGATGTCTGGCTTGGAATCCTGGGCATTGTGTCTGGCGTAGTAGCTCTTCTTCCGAGCCTTATCCTTTGCTGTCTTGGGATTCTTCCCAGCGCCCTTCACCCCTTGCTGCCCGAATCTTATTGTCTTGGTCTCTCCGCTGGCATTCCGGGCAACTACAACGTGCGATTTCGTAGGATGACTTGGGGTACGCTTGGGCTTGTTGTAGCCGCTCACCCCGGCGTTCTTCAGCTTCGAGTCCGACTTCTTCTCTGACATCGCTCATTTCGTCCGCTTATGGTTGTAGTCGATCCGCTTGCTGGAGGTCTTCTTCTTCTTGAACTTTGCCTTCTCTTTGGCGCTCATCTCAGAAGCAGTTTTTGGAGTTTTTGCGGAAACCCTCTTACTGGGTCTACAGGCGGGATAGGCTCGCTTCTCGCCCTTCTTGCGACCACAAGCCTTGCCGGTCTTGATATCGACCCACTCTTCTTTGAACCAGCGATCTAAGCTACTTCCCTTTTTTGCCACTGCTCTTCACCGTCTTGTATTTGCCACCGCGACGCTTGTATTCCTGTACTAACCAGCCATTTGAATAAGCGCTGGGGTAGACCTTGAACTTCTTCTTTGCCGCAGCCTTCACACGGGCGTACAGCGCCTTGTCGGTGGGCACATTAGCCACTAGTGGTTATCAGCCTCTTTGACGAAAACGCCGTCCACCATGCGTCCCTTGCGGTCCTTGATGTCGTTGTAGGCGGTGCCTAAACACTGGTTCAGGTTCAGGTTGTTTCGAGCAGCGATATTGATCAGGACCACCATGATGTCGCCGATATCATCCGCAACACTACGGTCCTTGCAGATGCTCTCTGACAGCTCACCGCACTCCTGAATCAGCTTGGCAAACTGATCTTTGTCAGATGATCCGTCGATCAGGTTCCGGGCTTGGTGCCACTCCGTAACCAGCTCCTCGAGGTAATCCACCGTGTGGTCATACGGCATCGGAGTTGCTTGGTACTCCGTCCGTCCGTTACTCAATTCCCAGTTGAAGAAATCTTTCTCTACCGCTTCCGTTCTCATCGCTTACTCCTAAAGTTGTTTCTGCGCTCAACACATTTCCTGCAACGCCGTATCGTCCCCTGTAGCGTGAGTGACTCCGTGGGGAACTGACCCTTGCAGTTCATGCAAGAATTCGTGTCTGAGGGCACACCAGAGGGTAGCTGGGTGATCTGACCGCCATTTGCCAAGAATTCTGCTAACGCCTTGTTCATCCGCCGAGTATAACCTATTGATTGCAAATTGAATCTAT